CGCATCCTTTATGAGCTTTTTGCTGAGCCACGCAAGAGCCGGGTGATCGGCCTTTCGTCCAATCGCAATATGGCCATCGACACCTTCCGTCAGGTTGTCTCGGTCATCGAAAACAACCCAGAGCTGATGGCTATGGTCAAGCAAATTCGATATGCGAACGGTCAAGAGTCGGTCACCTTGCTCGATGGCAGCATGTATGAGATCGCAGCCGCTACCCGAGATGGAGTCCGTGGCAAGACTGCCCACTTGATTTTTGTGGATGAGCTTCGAGAGATTACTCGGGAGGCTTGGGCCGCTATCCGGCCAACCACCACAGCCACAAACGGTGTTTTGCTAACTTGCTCCAATGCCGGTGATGCTTTCAGCGAAGTCCTCAATGGCCTGCGTGAGACTGCCCTCAGTTACCCACCCAAGAGCCTTGGCTGGTGGGAGTATTCGGCTGAGCCATTCTGCAAGCTCACCGATGTCGAGCAAATCCTCCAAGCCAACCCGGCAATCGGTTATACGACCAAGTTGGAGACTATTCAGGAATACATCAAGACCGCCAAGCCCGAGGATGCCCGGACTGAGCACCTTTGCCTATGGGTAGATGCAATTTCAAGCCCATGGCCTTACCGAGCCTTTGAGGATCTCACGGTTCAGGATTTACAGCTTTCACCCGGGGCTACCACGGTCTTTGGCATTGATATTGCTGTGACCAAGAAGAAAGCCAGCCTTGTGGCCGCCCAGTTGATGCCGGACGGCAAGATTGGCGTGGGCATCATGCACCAATGGGAATCTGATGTGGCTATTGATGAACTCAAGATGGCTGCCGACATCAAGGGCTGGTGGGATCAGTACCGACCCACTATGCTGTGCTACGACAAGTACGCGACCGCCAGTATCGCCTCTCGGCTACAACAATCTGGTTGTAAGGTCGTGGACATGTCCGGGCAGATCTTCTACACAGCGTGTGGAGACTTGCTTGAAGCAATAGTGAACAATCGAATAGCGCACAATGGTCAGAGCGAGCTGGTCAGCAGCATGAATAACTGTGGAGCAAAGTTATCTGATGCTGGCTGGCGAATCGTCCGCAGGAAGTCCGCGGGGGATGTAAGTGCGGCGATCGCTCTGGCCATGGTGGTGCATCAGCTGGTGAAGCCGGTGTCGAAGCCAGCAATCTTCGCCTAAATTGTCCGAAATGTGTGGTATCCTTTAGGCTATGGCATTTTGGGATCGCTTCCTCATTCAAGCACCTAAGCAGACATCCGAGGTCAAGGCCCAATATGCCCCTTTGGTCATGGGGGATGACTTTGGATATTTCAACACTCAACTCATCACTAAGGTCAGCCGAGATGTTGCAATGTCACTTCCAGCAATCGTCAGATCGCGAAATCTCATCGCTGGAACGATTGCAAGTATTCCAATCGAGCTTTATCGCAAATCAACCCATGAAGAACTGGCATCACCCAAGTGGCTTGAGCAACCTTCTATTCACCAGACACGATCGGTAACGCTGGCCTATACTGTCGACAGTCTCCTATTTTATGTTGTCATTTATTGGCAAGTAACCGAGCTTTATGCCGATGATGGCCGACCTGCACGATTCAACTGGATTGCACCAACCAAAGTAACGCAACAAGTATCACCGGATGGCGATTTCGTCACGCAGTATTATGTGGACGGTAAGCCAGTACCAATGACCGGTCTTGGATCGTTGATTACATTCCAAGCACTTAGCGAGGGCATCCTCAACACCGGCGCAACCATTATCCGCCAAGCTTATGAATTACAGAATGCAGCGCATCGCGCAGCAGTAGCCGCAATCCCTTCCGGAATAATCAAGAACACCGGAGCAGATCTCAGCGAGTCAGAAGTCTCCGCATTGCTGGCTCAATGGAAAGCGGCTCGCAATAAGGGCGCGACTGCATATCTCACTAGCACCTTGGAATACATGCCGACTTCATTCTCACCCAAGGACATGGGTTATGCCGATCTCATCCAGTCAGTCACTACTCAAATCGCTCGACTTTGCAACATTCCGGCGTATTACCTTTCAGCCGATGAGAACAACTCGATGACTTACGCAAATGTTCAAGATGAGCGCAAGCAACTCATCAGCCTCGCTCTCCAGCCCTACATCACCGCCATCGAGACACGGTTGAGCATGGACGATGTGACCAACTCTCAGAATTATGTCCGATTTGCTGTTGATGAGACATTCCTCCGAGCAGATACTTTGACCCGACTTACAGCGATTGAAAAAATGATTTCCATTGGCCTCATCACAGTTGAGCAGGCTCAGGAAATGGAAGATCTATCACCGAACGGAACATCATGAAGATAACTCTCCAAGCAAGCGAGATTCAAGCCGATGAAGGCCGCAGGCTTATTTCCGGCAAGATTCTGCCATTCGAGAATGAAATCGGTTTCACCAATGTCGGCAAGGTCAAATTCCGTGCCGGGTCGGTCAAATGGGATGACCCAAAGAAAGTCAAGTTCCTCCTAGAGCATGACGGCAAGAAGCCACTCGGTCGCGCTCAGGCGATTACTGCCGATGATGGTGCGCTTTATGCGACCTTCAAGGTATCCGCAACAAGTCGTGGAAATGATGCACTCATCGAAGCCAGCGAGGATCTTCGCTCTGGTCTTTCAGTAGGTGTCGAAGTATTAGACAGCCGCCAAGTCGGATCTGTCCTTGAAATCTTGAGCGCAAGGCTCGAAGAAGTTTCTCTGGTATCAAACCCGGCTTTCAAGTCGGCTGAGGTGCTAGAGGTAGCAGCTTCCGAATCCGAGGAAGTTGAACAACCAACCAACAACGAAAGCGAGGCTCCTGTGGAGAACACCCCAGAAGTCGTAGCACCTGAGGCAGATGCTCCTGCAGTTGAGGCCTCTCGTCCTACAATCACCGCTGCAGTTGCTTATGCAAAGCCACGCATCGAGGTAACACCCGGCGCGTACCTTGAGAACACAGTTCGTGCTTCCATGGGTGACGATTCAGCTCGTCAATGGCTTGCTGCAGCAGCAGATACCACCGACAACGCAGGCTTGATTCCAACCCGTCAGCTCAGCGAAGTCATCAACCCACTTTCCAACGCTGACCGTCCATTCATTGATGCAATCAGCCGCGGAACTCTCCCAGATGCCGGAATGAGCTTTGAGATTCCAAAGCTTACTCAAGCACCAACAGTTGCAGTCACCTCTGAGGCTGGCACGCCATCCGAAACCGATCAGAATGTTGCTTTCGTTACGGTCAATGTCCAGAAGTTCGCAGGACAGCAGACCTTCTCGGTTGAGCTTCTCGATCGCTCAAGCCCTGCATTCTTTGCAGAGCTTTCACGCCAGATGCAGTTCGCGTATGCAAAGGCAACCAACGATCGCGTTTCGACTGTTATTGCAGCAGCCGCAACCGACGGTGGAAACCGCACCATGTCGGCAGCAAACCTTCTTGATTTCGTCAGCGATGCAGCTGTTGATATTTACAAGGAGACTCTCGGCTTTGCGACCAATGTTGTCGTAAGCCCAGAGCAATGGGGCGCAATCATGGGCTTGGTCGATGGCTCAAACCGTCCGGTTTATGTCCAGACCATCAACCCACAGAACGCATCTGCTAACCTCACTCCAACAGGTATTCGCGGAAATGTTCACGGCTTGAACCTCTATGTCTCTCGCTCACTCTCGGGCGTTGGCGATGGCACAATCATCGTTCTCAACCCAGAGTCCTACACATGGTATGAGTCCGGAACCTTCCGTCTCGAGTCCAATGTCATCGCAAGCGGCCAAATCAGCGTAGCCCTTTACGGCTACGGCGCGATTGCAACCAAGGTTGCCAAGGGCGCGTACAAGTGGATGGTTGCATAACCAATCCAGCAATCGTGGGGGCTAGACGGCTCGCCTAGCCCCCACACCCAAGAAGGGAGTCAGACATGCCAGCAACTTATGTAACCGTTGCCGAATTACGCACCAACCTTGGCATTGGCACTCTCTATACCGATGCAGTCGTTGAGTCTGTCTGCCAATCGGCCGAAGATATTATCAAGTCAAAACTTTGGCTCAACCGCACCAATGTCATTGCCCATGAGGCCACAGGTACGACCGGAACCCTTTATTTTGATACAGCAGTCAGCGATCGCTTTTATGTCGGTCAGACCATCACGGTCGAGAATGTCGCGCCTCATTTCAATGGATCCCAGACCATTACCGCCCTCACCGCTTATTCTTTATCTTTCGTGAAGGCCCAAATCACCACAGTTGAAAAACACACGGTTGTGCCTTACGGCACTATTGTCGTTGAAGGTCAAGTGGACTATTCGACAATTCAGCCGGTTCGTCAAGCAGCAATGATGATTGCTGTTGATATATGGCAAGCCCGTCAAATGTCATCAACCGGTGGAATAAGTCCTGATTTCCAGCCTTCGCCATATCGGCTCGGGAACACTCTTTTGGCGAGAATCCGTGGCCTCCTAGCAGACTATTTAGATCCCGGTGGACTCGTAGGATGACCGCGATTACTACCCTGCGAGGAACTCTGGCGGCCGCAATCGCCAGCGCATCGAAGTACTCGGTGTTCTCCTTTCCTCCGAGTACTCCGATCGCAAATAGCGTGGTTATTAGCCCGGATGATCCTTACATCACGCCATCCAACGACCATTACATCACCGTTGCCCCCATGGCGCACTTCAAGATAACCCTTATCAAGCCTCTATTCGACAACCAAGGCAACTTGAACGGCATCGAGGATTACATCCTTGAGCTGTACTCGAAGCTTGCCGCATCCACCATCAAATACACCATAGGCGAGGTATCCTCACCAGCGGTCATGAACGCAGCATCCGGTGACTTTCTGGCGTGTGATGTTCGAGTCTCAATCCTATCGAGTTGGAGCTAACCATGGATGAGCGCACTAGATTTCTGGTCAAGATTGGCCAGATCGAAAAACCACAACCTGTAAGCAAGCCCAAGAAGAAGGAAGAATCAAATGGCGATCACGCTGAATAACAAGGTCGGGGTCAAGATTGCTACTGTCGATTTCAGCGATCTCGTCACCGCCGCAACCCTCAACTACGCGTTCGAGGAGCTAGAAGTCACCGCAATGGGAGACACCGGCCGCAAGTATGTCCGTGGCCTTCAGACCGGAACCCTCACCCTCTCATTCCTCAATGACCCTGCAACCAATGAGATCCTTGATACTTTGCTTGCCAATTTCGGCAATACCGCCGCGGTCAAGATGATCCAAGACACAGGCACAGCTGTAGGCGATGGCAACAAGCTCT